TTATCAGGAAGTTTCGTCAGATTTAATCGTAATGGGAAGCTTGATTTTATCAAGCTAAAGACAACATCAAGACATATCACAAAAGATATGTATAAGCCAAGTGGATTAGAACGTGACGAGATACCTTACAGGTTGAAAGGTATTGAGTGTAAGTCTGCTGATAAGGTTGTGTATAAATCAGGATTGTCCACAGGTAATATCATGAAGTTAAAAAATCCATGGGTTACACAAGAAATTCTGGATCGTGTCTTCAATGAATACCGTGATTTTAACTTTTATCCATATACATTGTCCTGGCGTGGTGATATGGCCATGGAATCCGGTGACTGGGTTACAGTACACTGGGATGAAAATATCTATTTTGATATTCCAATGCTGTCCTACAAACTTTCGTTTGATGGTGGTTTATCTGCCCATAGTAGTGGAAATGCTGCTGGAGCTGCACAAGGTACTTATAAATATAAGGGGTCCATGCAACGTCAAATAGAGTATTTGGACGAACTTATCACTAAACAAGGTAGTATGTACCTTGATACATCAAGCCCTACCAAACCAAAAAATGGAGATATATGGTTTAAACCTAATGGTGGCTATGTTGAAATGTGGGAACATGTAGAAGGTTCATGGGTTAAAAAGGCAGACAGCGCTAATGTCGGAGAAATTGTCAATACGATAACCACGGATGAATTGCTAGCAAAAAAAGTCTCTGCAGCGATTGGTAATTACATTACGTTAAATGCCAAAAGTATAACTGCTGGAGATCTGGATTTAGCACGTTTGCGAATCATGAATGGTTTGCAAGAGATTGTTTCCGTACGTGACGGCAAAGTTGTGATGAACATTGATAAGCTCACAATAAACTCTAAAGATGTAGCGACGAAAGAAGATCTAAAAAAAATTGAACTGACTCCTGGACCTCAAGGGGAACGTGGGCAACAGGGAGTGCCTGGTATCCAAGGGTTGCGAGGCCCGAAAGGGGACCCTGGACCACAGGGAGCAATAGGTCCTAAAGGAGACCGAGGGGAGAAAGGTGAGCGTGGAGAACGTGGGCCACAAGGAGACCGTGGCTTACAAGGTCTACAAGGCTTGCAAGGTGCTAAGGGTGACCAAGGGATTCCAGGGCCTAAAGGTTCAGATGGACGGACTCAATACACTCACATGGCTTACGCTGACACTGTAACAGGTGGTGGTTTCAGCCAGACAAATTCTGACAAAGCCTATGTGGGAGTGTATGTTGACTTTAATGCAACTGACAGTAGAAACCCTGCTGATTACCGCTGGAATAAGTGGAAAGGTCCAGATGGAAAGAATGGAAAGGATGGACCTCAAGGTATTCCAGGTAAGCCTGGGGCAGATGGACGTACGCCTTATTTTCACAGGGCATGGGCTAACTCTGCTGATGGCCGTGATGGTTTTAGTACAACAGATAGCACGAATAAGCGTTATCTAGGTACGCTAACAGACTTTACCGCAGCTGACAGTCAAGATCCCGCACAGTACAAGTGGACGGCCTTGTTTGGGACGACAGAACAAGGTGGGAATATTCTGCTTAATTCTGGTGTTGGTTGGAGAAATAAGCATCAGCAGGATTTCGTATTAGCTGAGCCTTTAAAAGCTGGAAAACAGTACACTTTGAGCGTGAAATGGTGGAGACGTGATAATAGTACCTTGAACTTCGGATTTCGAGAAAATTCTAGTGACAGTTATCAGTGGAAGAACCTAACATATAGCTTTGAGTTGGATGTTTGGACTGCAACTTTTACCTCTAATAAAAATCTTAACGCTGGTGATACTGTTTCATTCTTCACCGTAGAACTCGAAGGAATTGGTAATGCTGACTGGGCAGTTTTAACAGTTGGAGCTATACCTATTACTAGTTGGCAACCTCACTGGTCAGAGACTCAAAAACAGCTTGACTCTAAAGCTGACCATAAATTGACTAATGAGCAATTAAATGCGCTAGCTGAAAAAGCTCAACTTCATGACGTTGAGCTAAAAGCTAAAGCAACAATGGATCAGTTCAGTGATTTAGAAAAAGCCTATAATGCCTTTGTAAAATCAAATGCAGAAAGCCAAAAAAAATCTGAATCTGATTTAATCGAAGCGGGCAGAAGAATTGAGTTTTTATCAATAGAATTTGGTGGCTTGAAAGAGATGAAAAAGTTCATCGATACCTATATGAGTGCTTCAAATGAGGGGCTCATCATTGGAAAGAACGATGCTAGCTCATCAATAAAAGTCAGTCATGATAGGATTTCCATGTTTTCTGCAGGTAAGGAAGTAATGTATATTAGCCAAGGGGTGATTCATATTGACAACGGTATTTTTACCGCGTCAATTCAAATTGGACGCTTTAGAACAGAACAGTATTATCTTGACAAAGATGTGAATGTTGTTCGATATGTAGGAGGTTAAAAAGAGGAAAATGACTAAATTTATCAATTCTAGTGGTCCATTGCACTTGAATATTTATATTGAACAAGTTAGTCAGGACATTGCTAACAACTCCTCTAAGGTTAGTTGGAGAGCTACCGTAGACCGAGATGGAGGTTACCGAACTTGGAACGCAGAAAATGGAAGTGTTTTGTCTGTATGGTTAAATGGTTCAAGTGTATATAAGAGCAATTTAAGTTTCGAGACAGAGGGACAAGAAACGACTCTCGCGTCTGGTGAAGCTACTATTCCTCACAACAGTGACGGAACAAAGACTATGTCTGTCTGGGCATCTTTTGACGCTAACAACGGAATTCATGGCAACATTACAATTTCGACGAATTATACATTCGACAAAATTCCTAGGTCTACGCAAATTTCTAGCTTAGAAGGAAATCGAAATTTAGGCTCACTTCATACCGTTATATTCAATCGAAAAGTTAACTCATTTACTCATCAAGTCTGGTATAGAATTTTTGGAAGCGAATGGATTGACCTAGGGAAGAACCATGGGACAAGTGTATCCTTTACCCCGTCTTTAGATCTTGCTCGACACTTACCTAAATCTAGTTCCGGACTAATGGACATCTGTATTCGAACATATAATGGGTCTACTCAAATTGGAAGCGATGTGTACTCTAATGGCTGGCACTTTAAAATCCCAGACAGTGTAAAACCTACCTTCACAGGTCTTTCATTAACTGATATGAATACGGTCGCAAGACGGCTTTTGAGTGGAAATGACTTTTTACAAATCATTTCAGATATCCAAGTAAACTTCAACAATGCGTCTGGCGCCTATGGATCTACTATTACAGGATATCGAGCTGAAATTGTTAATAAAAAAATGGTCGTAACTAAAAACGGTGGTAGTTTTGGTATCATGAACTTTAGCGGTTTAGCTACTATTCGAGCTTATGTTGTCGATAGTCGGGGTAAACAATCAGATACTAAAGATATTACTATCAACGTTATTGAGTATTATGCCCCCTCCTTTAGCTTCTCCGCACTTAGAACTAGAGGCAATCCAAATACATTGCAAGTGTTAAGAAATGCCAGAATAGCCCCTATAATGCAGTCAGGAAAGCAAAGGAATGTAATGTCCTTAACTTTCAAAGTTGCTCAGATAGGTAATGAGAATTTCACGGATGATAATGGGAGTGCATCTGGTAATTTTACAAGTGTTCATACATTGACTAATTCAGCTGCTAACATGGCGGGGAATTATCCATCGAATAAATCCTTTGTGATTATTGGTAAGCTTGAGGACAAGTTTACAAACGTTGAATTTTCTACAACAGTAGCAACTGAAAGCGTAGTAATGTCCTATGATAAGAACGGACGTATAGGCATCGGTAAGGTTGCAGAATTTGGGAAACCAGGCTCATTAGATGTTCTAGGCGATATCTACTCGAATAACAAGCCAATTCAGCAGTATCAGCTGACTAATGCTTATGGTGGCTTAAGTAGAGGTAGCGCTCAATGGGATGATATTTGGAGTAAGCAAGGAACTGAGTTTGGTTGGAGAAATGGAAAGTACGCAGATAACCCTACTGGCAACGATTGGGGACTATTTCAAAACTATTGGCTTGACAGTTGGAAAGGCGTGCAATTTTTTACAGGGATAACATCGAATAGGTTTTTCTTTAGAACCTATAACAATGCCAATAAATGGTCTCCAACGCAATGGAAAGAGATTGCTACCAAAGATGACATTCAGAGCCCACCTTGGCAAAATGCCATTTTACAAAATGGATGGAACCATCATCCTGAGTATGAAAAAGTGCAGTTTTCAAAAACGTTCGACGGGATTGTGTATTTAAAAGGGACGTGTAAAGGCGGAAAGACTACCCGTGAGTCAATTATCTTTACTTTGCCTGAAAATTTCAGACCATCCACAACGCTATTCAAAACCGCTTTAAACAATGACTATGGCCCTGCCGTTGTCGGGATTTATCCAGGAGGTAACGTAGTCGTCAAGGGGAACGTTGACGCTACATGGCTCAACTTTGACAACGTATCATTCAAAATTTAAGGAGGAAATATGAAACTAGAATATGGCTCAAAATCACAGGAATTTGATGCAAGTGGAACAGCATCAGCTACCAAGGTCACACTTGTCAACTCAAATGGTGCTATCGTACCTATCATGCTACCGGCTGATAAAATCAGCTTGTCCAATACTGAGCTTTTTGAGTTAGCTCTGGAGGCCCTTTATCAAGAGAATTTCCCACAACGTGCCGAAAACGAGAAGTTCAATAAGGTAGATGAACAAATCCAGAAAAACAAAGAGATGACCGCAAAGATGGAGCAAGCGACCGTGGAAAACAAGGAGAACCTTGACACGGTTTCAGCTATCACTGAGGTTCTCATCGCCCTAGCCATCTCTCAAAATGGGGGTATGCCTACTTATGCTTACAACAAAGTGGCTGAGTTCATCAAACCGCTTGTTAAAAGTACACGGTATGGAAACGGCGATATCGTCGCTATGCCATATCCGTTTGACACCAATCCGAAATGGCCAAAAGGAACCAAGACTATTTTCAAGTTCCAAATGCAAGCCACAGAAGGCTACACTTGGAAAGAACAGGCTCTTGCTGAGATGCTTCAGCAAGGTGTGCTGACCGTGGTCATGCCACGTATTGAGTAAAAGGAGGTTATATGCCAATTGAAGAAGCTGAAAAAATCGCTCAAAGTCAGGTAGCTTGGGCGATTTTGTTTATCTTACTTTTCTTTATTATCATTCGATATCTTATCAAGACCTCGGACAAGCGAGAGAAGAAGATTATGGATTTGCACGAGCAATCAAAGGCCGACTCTAACAGACGAGAAGAGCGTTTGATGACTCACCTGGAAAAAACTACTACAGAATTAACCACAATCACTCACACGGTCGGAGATATTCAAAAAGAAATGGTCCGCATGAACGACCGCATGGAAGAAATCGAAAAAGGAGAATAACACATGCAACAAATTACTGAAATCATTATCGCTTCAGCTACTGGAATCTTGACTGTTTTGGCTGGTATCGCGGTCAAATCGATTAAGGATTTTTTGATTAAAAAAGGCGGTGAAAAGACCATCAAGATTGTCGAAATCCTTGCTAAGAACGCGGTCAACGCTGTGGAGCAAGTAGCTCAAGAGACAGGCTTCAAGGGCGAGGAAAAGCTGGAACAAGCCCGTACGAAAATCCGTGCTGAACTCAATAAGTACAATATCAGCATGACTGATAAGGACTTGGATACATTCGTTGAGTCAGCAGTCAAACAGATGAATGATGCGTGGAAAGGGGAATAATAATGGATATTGATACAAGTAGACTAAGAACTGACTTACCACAAGTGGGGGAGCAACCATACAGACAAATTCATGCACACTCAACAGGAAATCCAAATTCAACTGCCCAAAACGAAGCGGACTATCATATGCGTCGTCCTGTTGATTCAGGATTTTTCTCGCACGTTGTCGGCAACGGCCGTGTGATGCAGACCTGGTATACAGACATGGGGGCCTACGACGTAGGAGGTGGCTGGAACGTTGAAGGATACGGCCAAGTTGAGCTTATTGAAAGTCATAGCACAAAAGAAGAGTTTATGCGTGATTATAAGCTCTATGTTGAGCTTTTGCGAAACCTTGCCGATGAAGCAGGAATTCCGAAAACACTGGATTCTGACAGTCTAGCAGGAATCAAGACACATCAGTATTGTACATACAATCAACCTCGAAACTACTCAGATCATGTAGATCCCTACCCTTACTTGGCAAAATGGGGCATTAGCCGTGAGCAATTCAAGAAAGATATTGAAGGTGGTCTATCTGAAGCTGGCTGGAAACGTAATGAAACCGGCTGGTGGTGGGAGGAGTCAGAT